CCCATTCGCGCTTTTTTTACTTTCCGTCCAAGGCCTTAGAACCCCACATCGGTCCATCATGCCGCAACCGCCGTTCAAAGTGACACGTCGCATGCGCAAGCGTGTTTCCCTGCTGGTGGCGACCGGCATGGGCGAGCGCGGCATTGCGCTGGCGTTGAAATGCGACCGCAAGACCCTGTGCAAGTATTTCGAGGATGAACTACGGGACGGTCGGGACTTATACCGGGCTGAGCTGCTGGATATGCTGCAGACGGCGGCGAGTGCCGGCAACGTGTCTGCCATGAAGCATTTGGACAAACGCACCTCGGGTGAGACGGCCAATCCGGGCGGCTTTGCCGGCGGCAAGAAGGCCGAGCAGATGCGCGCCGCGGATGCCGCTATTACTTCGTCGGAATGGGGCGATGATCTGGCGCCGATCGCGGTGCCGGTGCGGACCAATTAACGCTTGCATCTCGTCGTCAATAACGAACCTTGGGATACATCTTGCCCAGAATGGCCGAAGCGGATCATGGCCGGCCAGTCGCTGGTCCCCGACTTGCCATTGTTTCCCAATGAAGTGAAGCATGGACTGAGCGCGTTTAAGCGGTTGCGTCTGCCCGATGTGATTGGTCAGCCGACATTTGGCGAAGCCATGGGCGATTGGGTGTTCGAGATCGCTGCGGCGCTATTCGGCTCTTACGATGTTGAAAAGCACACGCGGGCCATCCAGGAATATTTTCTTTTAGTTCCGAAGAAAAATGGCAAGTCGACGCTGGCCGCTGGTTTGATGGTGGCGGCGGTTTGCAGAAACAGACGGCCGGATGCGGAATTCACCTTCCTGGCGCCGACCATCGAGGTGGCCGGGATTGCCTTCCGGCAAGCGCGGGCCATGGTCAAGCTGGATCCAACTCTGAGCACCGTGTTCCATATCCAGGACAACATCCGGCGGATCACCCATCGCAAGCACGGCTCGTTCCTGCAGATCAAGGCGGCCGATGTGGACGTTATTACCGGCGGCAAGCCGCTGGGGTGCCTGGTGGATGAGACGCATGTGTTCGCCACCAAGTCGCACGCCGCGGATATCTTTCTCGAAATTAGGGGAGCCCTGGCGAGTAGGCCGGATGGATTCTTGATCCAGATCACGACGCAGTCAAAAGCGCCGCCCGCCGGGGTGTTCAAGTCTGAATTGGCGCGGGCCAGAGACGTGCGTGACGGCAAGCTGACATTGCCTAAGCCGTTGTTGCCCGTCCTATACGAACTACCGCACAAGATCGCGGCTGACAGCGGATGGGAAAACGAACAAACGTGGTCCCTGGTCAACCCCAATCTCGGTCGCAGCGTCGATGCGGAATTCCTCCGCTCGCAGCTGATCGACGCCAAGCGCAAGGGGCAGGGCGATCTCGCCTTGTATGCATCGCAACATTTTAATGTCGAGATAGGCCTGTCGCTCAGAGGCGACCGGTGGCCCGGATCGGAATTCTGGGAAAAGCAGACGGACGAGACTTTGACGTTGGAGCGATTGCTCGAGCGTTCGGAAATCGTGGTGGTCGGGTTGGACGGGGGCGGTTTAGACGATCTATTCGCAGTCTGTACCCTCGGACGTTGCCGCGAGACCAAACATTGGCTGGCTTGGTCGCATGCTTGGTGTCACGAGGGCGTCCTGCAGCGAAGGCAAACCATCGCGGCAACGCTGCAGGATTTCCAGAATAATGGGGAACTCACCATTGTCAAAGACGAACTGGATGACATCACCGCCATCATTGAGATTATTTCCGACATCAAGCGAAGAAATCTTCTGGCGGCTGTCGCTGTTGACCCTGCTGGCCTCGGTGAAGTCGTGGACGCCCTCGGAAAAATCGGAGTCTCCGTCGCCGACAAAAACCTGATCGGCGCGCCGCAAGGCTACCGCATGATGAACGCCATCAAGGGCACCGAGCGCAAGCTGGCCAACGGCACGCTGTGGCATAGCGGCTCGGGTTTGATGGATTGGTGTGTCGGCAATGTCAAAATCGAACCGACGGCTACCGCCATCAGGGCCACCAAACAAAATGCCGGCGATGCCAAGATTGACGGCGCCATGGCGCTTTTCGATGCGGCCATGGTCATGAGCGACAGGCCAACCGAGGCGCCGGCCTTCCAGATGTTCTTTGTCGGCTGAATTCCCAAAGGTGAGATCATGAAACTCAATCGCGCCTATGCGGTGCTCGATATCAAATCGTTTGACGATGACCAGCGCATCATCGAAGGCGTTGCCTCGACGCCCACTGTCGATCGCGTCGGAGATGTCGTTAAATCACGCGGCGCTAAATTCAGTCTGCCGATGCCTCTGTTGTGGCAGCATCGATCTGGAGAGCCGATTGGACACGTGGTCTGGGCCGAGGCACGTGATGACGGCATTCCATTCCGCGCGAAGATTGCCAAATCGGTTGAGCCGGGAAAATTAAAAGACCGGCTCGACGAGGCCTGGCAATCAATCAAATTGGGATTGGTGCGCGCGGTTTCGATTGGATTCAATGCAGCCGCTGAAAAAGTTACAATGCTCAAGAACGGCGGCATTCAATATGATGAATGGGAATGGCTCGAGCTGTCTGCCGTCACGATTCCCGCCAATGTTGATGCTTCCATCCATACCATTCGCGCTATTTATCATAACTTGCGCGCCGCGTCCGGCGATACGCAAGAAGTGACCCCGGCCTCGTCAGGCCATTCCAGCAAATCCGTCGCCGTCGCGGCATCCCGTTCCATCAAATTGGAGGCCACGACCATGGCCACGAAAACCAATGCCGAGAGGATGAAAGACCTCGAGGCAAAACGCGCCGCCGAAGTGTCCGCGCGTGATGCAATTCAAAGCAAGATTGTTGAAGAAGACCGCACCAAGGACGAAGCCGAACAAAATGCGTTCGATGAGCATTCGGCAACCATCAAGTCGGTTGATCGGGAACTCACTGATTGCCGTCTGATCGAAAAGGAATTGATCAGCACAGCCAAACCAGTATCGAACGGCGACGGCATCGAGATGCATTCACAGTCGATCCAGGTGAAGGCACCAACGCTGCCGCCAGGTCTCGGCCTGATCAAGCGGCTGGCCTGTCAACTGCATGCCGACGTTTATCATCGCGACGTGATCGCTGTGGCACGGCAATATTGTGGGCAATGGCCGCAGATCGAAATGGATATCAAGGCGGCGGTTGCCACCGGTACGGTTACCTCGGCGACATGGGCCGGCAATTTGGTGTACGCGCAGAACCTCGCCAGTGAATTCCTTGAATTCCTGGTGCCGCAGACCTATCTCGGCCGCATTCCAGGGCTGACGCGGGTCCCATTTAACTCGCGCATCCCGCGTGAAAATAGCGTCATCACGGCACAGTGGGTCGGGGAAGGCGCATCCAAGCCGGTGGCCGCCGGGACGTTCGATACCGTGACGCTGACCTTTGCCAAGACGGCCTGTATCATGGGCGTCACCGACGAGTTGGCAAGGTTCTCGAGTCCATCGGTTGAAATGCTGGTGCGTGACAATCTCGCCAAGGGCATTGCTAAGTTCCTCGACGAGCAGTTTATCAAACCGACGGTGACCGCAGTAACCAACGTGTCGCCGGCATCAATCACCAATGGTGCCGACACCGACAGCGCAAGTGGCACCGACATCACCGCGGTGATCCATGATATCCGGCAGATCCTGTTCCACTTCCAGGAGTATAATATCCCGACCGACAATCTGACGCTGATCATGCAGCCGGTGCTGGCCACTTCGATTGGCACCATGCTGACAACTTTGGGCGTGGTGGCGTTCCCGAATGTCAATGGCAACGGCGGCAATATCCTCGGCATCACGGTGTTGACGTCGAACAATTCACCGGCCGGGCAAGTCACCGCAATTCATCCACCGTCGGTGTTTGTGGCGGACGAGGGCGGATTGCAAATCGACGTGTCGCGCGAGGCATCGGTCGAACTGGATTCCGCACCCGCGGCCGGCAACTACCACCTGGTCTCGGCATTCCAGAACAACTTGGTGTTCGTGCGTGCCGAGCGTTACATCACGTGGATGCGCGGTCGGGATAAAGGCGTGTTTTATCTCACCAGTGCTGCCTACGGTGGGGCGGTGACAGGATGATGATGCGCGCGTTGAAGTCGTTCGAATACAACTCCCGCAAGCTTGCGGCAGGTGAAATATTCGAGCCGCTTTCAGACGCGCATCGCATGGTATTGTCCGCGGCCAAGCTGGCTGCGGAGAGTGATGATGCGGTGCCGGTGCGCAAAAAACAGCGTTATCGGCACCGCAAACTAGAGGCCGAGGAAGGATGAAGATCCTCGGCTTCGAGGTTTCCGTGCGCAAGCAGTCGCCGATGCTGCCAACCGCAATCTATGACCGTGGCTGGTGGCCAATCGTGCGCGAGCCATTTGCCGGGGCATGGCAGCGCAATCAACCGCTGAGCATGGAGAATCCGCTGCAGAACGCGACGTTGTATCGTTGCGTGGCCATGATTTCAGCCGACATCGCCAAAATGCGGCTCAAGCTGATGCAGCCGGTCGATCAGGTATGGCAGGAGACAACGGCAAGCGCTTTCTCGACCGTCCTCAATAAGCCAAATCGCTATCAGACCCGCATCCAATTCTTTGAAAGCTGGATGATTTCCAAACTGCGTGCCGGAAACGCTTACGTTCTCAAGGAACGCGATAATCGCAATGTCGTCAGCGCGTTGCACGTGCTCGATCCCAATCGCGTCAAGCCTATGGAGGCGTTGGACGGATCGTTATTCTACGATCTCAATACCGATCACCTGGCTGGCATTACCGAAGAACATGTCGTGATTCCGGCCAGTGAGATCATGCACGACCGCATCAATTGCCTGTTTCACAAGATGGTCGGCATGTCGCCGCTTTATTCTACGGCCGCGCCTGCTGCACGCGGGCTGTCGATTGAACAGTTTTCGGCAATGTTTTTCGGCAATGCGGCGCGACCTTCCGGCATCCTGACGGCACCCGGTAACATCGACGAGGCCACTGCAGCGCGGTTGGAGAACAACTGGCACAGCAATTATACCGGAATTAATCAGGGCAAGGTGGCGATTCTTGGTAGCGGGCTGACATGGAATCCACTGCAACAGAATGCCGTCGATAGCCAATTGATCGAGCAGCTCAAGCACAACAACGAAACGATCTGCACGGCATTCGGCATCCCGGCATTCATGGTCGGGGCGAAAGATCCGCCCAATTATCAAAACGCTGAACTGCTCGACCTGCAATATTACAAGCAATGCCTGCAGTCTTTGATCGAGCATATCGAATTGATCTTGTCGGAAGGCCTCGGCCTAGTCGGTGCCGGTTATCGCGCCGAATTCGATCTTACCGGCCTATTCCGCATGGATTCGCAGACGCAGATCACGGTGCTGGCGGAGGCTGTAAGCAAGGGCATTCTATCGCCGAATGAAGCGCGCAGGGTGCTCGGCTATATCGATGTAACCGGCGGCGAATCGCCAATGGCGCAACAGCAGATGTTTACCTTGCAGGCACTCGCCAACCGCGCTAATGCGCCGGCCTTGCCAGCCGCTCCGGCGCCAATGCCGAATCCGACAACGCCAGCACCGACACCAATCAATCAGCGCGCCTTGCTCGACGCGATCCGCAGGAGCCTAGGCCATGCAACTGCCGCTTGAGGATATTCTTGGGCGTGAGATCGCCGAAATTATCAAGGAACACACTGCATCAATTAAAATGCAATTCGATCAGCGCATCGCCGCGCTCGAGGCGCGCATGCCGGAAAAAGGCGAACGCGGCGAAATTGGACTGCAAGGACCGCGCGGAGAAAAAGGCGACCGCGGCGACATTGGGCTGCGCGGTGAAGTTGGCATCCCCGGCAAGGACGGCAAAGACGGCAGGGATGGCATATCCATTCACGGCGAAAAGGGTGAGCCCGGACCGCCAGGTCCACCGGGTCAAAACGGTAAGGATGGTGCAGGACCATCGCGTGGGCGCCATCGCGGACCATGGAAGCATGATGATGATTTTCATCTCGACGACACGGTTTCCTGCGGCGGCAATGGCTGGGTCTGCATGATCGAGGGTGCAAAAGACAAGCCGGGCGACTCGAAGCAATGGCAATTGTTCGTCAGGAAGGGCAGCAACGGCAAGGATGGCGAACGAGGGCCGCCAGGTCCACAGGGGCCGACGGGCAAATATGAGCCATGAGGAAATCACTTTTCACCATCCTGGAGCCGACCGCGCCGGTCTATGACCTGACCACGGTGGATGCAGTGAATATAGCGCTCGGCATTCCCGGCAATACTGCCGACGATGCGATCATGGCGGAGAAGATCACGGCAATTTCCAAAATGATCGGCGAATTGTGCGATCGTTATTTCGCCATGCTGACAGTTTCGGAAAGCTTTCGTCTGTCGTTTTATGACCCGACGCGCGGGATCAATCTGCGACAGTTTCCGGTCAACCAGCTTAGCTCGATCACGGTCGGTGGCAGCATAGCCGATCCTGCTGGCTATGAACTCGACAAGGAGGCCGGTCTGCTTTGGCTGGTGCCCGGCATGTGGTCGTGGGCCTATTCGCCGGTCAACAGCCATTGGTTCGGGGAAGTGGTCGCGCAATATAGCGGCGGCTATGACTTGCCCGATGACGCGCCGGTCTTGCTGGCGCAGGCGTGCATCGAGACCTTGCGCTGGCAGCATTTCAGCGGCAACCGCGATCCGTCCATCCGCTCGACGACGCATGGCGATACAACCGTGACGTACGGGGATTATTATAATCGCTTCCGCTATGCGTCCGCCGGCAAAGGCGCCGCCGCTCCAGTAAGTTCAATCCTGCCGCCGAACGTCACCGAAATGATCCAGAACTATGCGAGGCTCAACGTTTGAGTTGGCGCGTTGAGCCGTTATGGAAAGGGGATATTGCCTATATCGTTGGCGGCGGCACGTCGTTGCTTGAGCAGAACCTTGAGCTGATCAGGGACAGGAACGTCATCGCCATCAATAGCAGCTATCTTGCGGTGCCATGGGCGCAATATGTTGTATTTGCCGACATGCGCTGGTTCCTGCACCACCGCAAGGCGCTGATGAATTTTGGCGGCAAGATCGTCAGCTGTTCAACCGCGGCAACTGGCCCACCGCCGATCCTGACAATGATCCGCAAGACCACGCCGGGCCTGGCCACCGATACGCACACGCTGATGGTGAAGAATACCACGCTCACCGCGGCTCTTAATCTGGCGGTGCACCTCGGTGTCACCAAGATCGTATTGCTAGGCATCGATCAGAAGGCCGGGTCAGACGGAAAGATTCATCACCACCCGCCACACCCATGGAAACCAACCGCCGATTGCTGGCGGCGGCAACAGACAGATCTGCCGAAGGCTGCCGAGGATCTAACGGCGCTTAATATCGAATGCGTCAACGCCTCGCCGGGCAGTGCATTGACGACCTGGCCCATAGTGCGATTGGAAGACCATGTTGCTGCCGCCGATCCAGTCGCGCGCGTCGCCTGACAAGCGGCTGCATATTCAAGGTATGCAGGGACTTGGAGACAATATCTATCAGCTGGCGTTTGTGCGTACGCTGGCTCGTACCCGAGACATAACACTCGAAACATCATGGCCGGAATTCTATGCGGGGCTGCCGGTTCGCTTTGTCAGGCCGCAAGGATCGTATTCGCGGTTACGCACGCAGAACAAAAACGTGGCGCGCAGTCGTGTGGCTTGGGTGCCGCGACCGCCACGGGTGCAGAGTATCCGCAATACCTACCAGCGCGCGTTTCTGGCTGGGCGTTCGATCATCAATGGCATGGAGGAGTCATTCGGTATCCCTTTCGTGCCACCCCTCGAGCTGCCACCATTGCCGTCACCGCGGGCGATACAAACAGACAAGCCGCTCGCCTTTGTGAGACCGCTCACCGTCAGGAGTGAGTGGTTTAATTCGGCGCGCAATCCCGAGCCGCAATACATTGCCGATATCGTCGAAGCATTACGGCCGACGCATCACATCGTTTGCGTGGCCGACGTTGCCCATGCCGCCGAATGGTTCGTTGGAGTACCGCCTAAAGGTGACAGCGAGTTCATTCACGGCGAATTGCCGGTGATGGATATGCTGGCGCTAATGGCGGCGTCCGACATCATTATCGGCGGCATGGGTTTTATCATCCCGGCGGCACTCGCCCTCAACAAGCATTGCTTCGTCGTGCTTGGCGGCCAGGGTGGGCACAATGCACCGAGCCGGGTGCTCGATCCGCGGCTCGACTGCTCGCGCATCGGCTTCGCGACTCCGAAGGATTTCTGCCAATGCACGAACATGCGGCACAATTGCAACAAGACAATCCCCGATCTGATGCAACAATTCTGCCGTTTCCTCGACCGACGCTGCACGAGCATATCGCTGAACGTCGCCTGCAATGGTTCCCCGAGCTTGGCATCGGCTATTTCCCTGTGACGGAATCGCCTTATGACCAGGCGTATTTCGACAGGTTTTGCAGGCAGGCGGATAGCCCGATTGGCCGCAGCCTGATGGCGGGCAGGGTAAGATTCGTGGCGCAATATCATCGTGGCGGGTTGGTTGATGTCGGTATCGGTTCCGGCGCATTCGTTGAAAGACGAAACGCAATCTATCATCGCTCGACGCTCGGCTTCGATATCAACCCGGCGGGCATTGCATGGCTGAAAGAACGTAAGCTGTGGTGCGATCTCGAGACGACGGTCCCGGCCATATCGATGTGGGATGTGGTCGAGCATATCCATGACTTCCGGCCGTTATTGTTCCGAGCGTCACGATGGTTGTTTCTGTCAGTGCCGATATTCCGCGACGCCGAGCATATTCTGCGCTCCAAACATTATCGCAAGGACGAGCACTGCTGGTATTTCACGCGGCGCGGTCTGATCACGGTCATGCGCGGGATGGGTTTCGTTCTGGCCGGCAGCAGCAACATGGAAACAAGCGCCGGGCGCGAGGATATCGGCGCCTTTGCTTTCAGGAGAAGTTAAGGAATGTTGCACATTGTTGATAGCACGGCACCTGAGCGAACCAAGTACGAGGAAATATGGAGCTACCCGGAATATAAAGTCTTTTCGCCGGGCTTGGAAAATGTCGAACGCTTCATCGAGGTACTCGAGCCGATTGCCATGGCGAGCCTCATCGACATCGGCTGCGGTTCCGGTTGTGCCGGCATGAAATTCGCCAATCTCGGCTTCCGTGTGACTTGGTTGGACCTGACCGACGCTGCGCTCGATGAGCAGATTGATCGCACGCGCTTCATCCAAGCGGCGCTATGGGATAATTGGGGCATCAATAATAAGCGCGGATGGGATTACGGCTTTTGCTGCGATGTGATGGAGCACTTGCCGCCTGAATACACCATGCTGGCGCTTGATCGCATCATCAAGGCGTGCCGGATGACATGGCTGCAGATTGCCTTGCATGACGACGGGTTTGGCAAGTTCATCGGCAAGCCGCTCCACCTTACCGTGCAGAGCTTTGCATGGTGGCGTGATCGCATTGCAACGCTGGGCACATTGACCGAAGCACGCGACCTATGCGGTACGGGTCTCTACGTGGTGCACCGATGAGTGGCCGCGGCAGGCACGACGCAGCACAAACACACGTCACATTCGATCCGAAGAAGGTTCTTGAAATATCGTTCTCGCCCGACTGTCGCGTGAACGTGACCGACGAGCAATTGCTGGCGCAAGTCGCGGAGAATATCCGGCGCGGATTGCCGCAGGCAATGCCATACGATCCCAACCCCGACGTAGCCATTCTGGTGGCGGGCGGGCCGTCGCTCAAGACAACCGAGAAGGAGCTGGTCGAGACGATCTGGCGCACCGGCGGCAAGGTGTTCACCGTCAACGGCGCCTATCAATGGTGCATCGATCGCAACATCCGGGTGCATGCCGCGGTGGTCATGGATGCGCGTGAGTTTAATGCGCGATTTGTCACAACGCCGGTGCATGACTGTCATTATCTCTTGGCCTCGCAATGCCATCCGAAGACATTCGAGATATGTCGCGACCGCATCGTGACGATATGGCACGCATTGAGCGCCGGTGACGACGAGATCAAGTTGCTCGAGGATTATTACTTCAAGCGCATCAATCCGATCACCATCGGCGTGACGGTTTCGATGCGCGCCATATCTCTGATGCGGATGCTCGGATTCCAACGGCTCGAGATATTCGGTTTGGATTCATGCTGGCTCGATGGCGACCACCACGCTTATGAGCAGGCGGAAAACAACAACGAAAAGACCATGAGCGTATGGTGCCGTCCGAAAGACCGGGATGATTTGGCGCAGCGGTTTATTTGCTCCGTGTGGCAAGCCAAACAAGCGGAAGATTTTTTACAGCTCGTTAAGGAACGTGGCGAGTTGTTTCAGTTGAACGTGCACGGTCCAGGACTTATCGCGACCATCATCCGCACTGGCGCGGAACTGGAGATAGAGGAGGCATAAAATGGCAGTCGGTGCGTGGACTTTTTATAACAAGTTCAAACGTAATCTCGGGCAGGCGTTCCCGATCAACCTGGGCAGCGGAAACTTCCGCATCGCCCTTTACACATCGGCATCGAATGCCGCGACGGCAACGCTGTCGATCATATCGAGCATTACCAACGAGGTGACGGAGGCAAACGGCTATTCTTCATCTGGCAAAGCTTTGGCTTCGAAGACCTGGACGGCCGGTGCATCGGGCGGTCAGATGCGCTTCAACGCGGCGGCAACCGTGTGGACCGGAACTGGCGGCACCATCTCAAACATTAAGTTCGCGGTGATCTGGGCCTCGGGTGCATCGGCCATTGCGCGCAAGTTGGTTTGCTATAGCCAACTGTCAACGGCGCAATTCAACCTGACCATCAACAACACGCTGACGATCACGCCGGCGGCGACGGGCATCTTCAACCTGGCAGGCTGATATGCAGGAAAAACAAACAGCGCAAGGCCGCGAGGTTGTGCACGATGAGGCCGCGCTTTGCATCAAGGCAGAGCTGCCGAAGGTTCGCGTCAAGCCAAAACCCGATGCACCGATGGTCATCGTGCCACCGACGGCTACATTTGGAGTTGGGTGAATGGCCTATTATGACACGCTCATAGCGGCATGGAATAATCCGACGCAGCCGCCGCCTGGCGTGGTCGGCACCGGGCTCAATCCTGCATGGAGCACGCAACAGAAGGTTACGACCATCAACGGATGGAAAGTCGCGCCCGCGGCGCAGCCGATGCTCATCCCGACATACAAACTTTATAACTGCCTGGTGGCGGCGGAGTGGGCGGCACTGACCGATGTGCAACGGCAGAACGTGCGCGACATCTTCATGCTTGGCACGACTGATGGGTCAGTCGGCACAGCGACACGCACGACGTTGCTGGCAATATTTGCCGCGGGATCGCAGACGCGGAATAACC